CGAATCTTTTTAGTATGACCACTTACTGTAACGGTGTGTCTTGATACAGTACCTGCAGTGTTTAGATACCTGACTACAACAATACCAGAACCACCAGCACCTGATGGGTTGCCGCCTACAGAAGCACCGCCACCACCACCGCCTGTATTAGCAGTACCACTACCACCTGGGTTGAGAAAGTCTCCTGTACCTCCACCACCTGCACCACCTGTGCCGCCTGGTTGGTTGTAACTACCACCGCCGCCACCACCGGCGTAGTATGTATTTGTTCCTGTTATATTTGACTGTAACCCGGCACCACCAACACCACCTTTTCGTCCGCCATTGTCACCAGCGTTACCAACAGCACCTGCGCCACCACCACCACCGCCAGACCTTGAAGCTATACCAGCACCGCCGGCAGTACCTTGCCCAGCTGGGCTAGCAGAACCACCTGATGTGGTAGCATTACCACCACCACCACCACCTGAGCCACCGTTTCGACCGGTTAGTCCTGAACCGCCTCCGCCGCCACCACCAGCTGAGGTAATAGATGAAAAGACACTAGCAGAACCATCACTGCCAGAGGTGTTTGCACTACCTGTACCAGCTCCACCAGCTCCAATTGTTACAGTATAAGATTGTGCCGGTGTAACAGATAGGGTGCCAGTTCGCAAACCACCTGCGCCACCGCCACCACCATAGTAACCACCACCGCCTCCGCCGCCACCGGCGACCACTAGATACTCAACCGATGTTACACCGGAAGGAGCAGTCCAGGTAGTAGAAGAAGTAAAACTTTGTACGGTGTATTTTGTAGAGTCAGTAATCGCTGTTGGGGAATCTGTACCAGAAAAGGGTAGATAGAAACCGTTATTGCCGTAGGTCAGTCCGGTTACTTCTATAGGAATCCATTGGTTAGTGACTGAATTGGTTTCACCAAACTCTGTTGGTGCTAACGCTAGGCCATCCACAAAATGTACTTCTGAGAGATAGCCATCAAGTGTGTCAGGAGTTCCAGTTGAATAAGCGCCCACCATCAACGGATAAGCCGCGTTGTTAATAGCAGTACCAAGGTTTTGACTATTTGGGTATACTTGACTGCCAGATGCAAAATCTGTTATCTGCTCTCCATTAACATAAAGTTTTAATCTATTTGATGCTGTTGCCTGAGTCGTATCTACGGCAAGAACTATGTGATACCAGGCACTTGGATCCTTAAACTTTCGAGTTGTTAAAAGTCTTGTAGTTTCTGCAGAGTTTGTATACCCTTGGATAAAAATAGAATCTCCTGAACCACCTCCAGTCCATTGCATAATAAAAAACTCAGCAGTGCCAGATGTTTCAGTACCAAATATTCCATGGCCAGTTGCAAGTGTGCTCTTTTTTACCCAACCACTCCAAGTCCAGGTCTTTCTATTCCCGCTACTTATAGTTCTTTTTAGATAAGCATTGTCAGCGTCATTAAACCGCAACGACTGTTCTAAGTCGTAGCCAGTAGCCTGCCCTGAGGCGCCTGAGAGTATGTTGGAACCAATAACGCTCATAGTTTAAGATGTCCTATGAATACGCTAATGTTGCTACTGCATGAATATTTGTGCTGTTTAATATGACGTAATCTATACGATCCACAGCAGCAGCTGTAGTTGATAATGTAGGTGCTGTGCCCCCAGCGAAATCCCAATCAGTGCCCCAAGAGGCAGTCCTTGAACCTGTGCCGTCTTGTGTGATAAAGATAGAACCACTCTGCCCTGCTGTATCGTTAGATGGGTTAGCAAAGGTAGCATTGTGTGCTAGTGTAACAGAAAAGTTATTACTGTTTGCCATATCAATAGTGATAGTTGTTGCAGATGTTAGTGCTGTTATCTCACCCTGTTGTCCTGCTGTCCAGTTATTAACACTCGTAGGAGAAGCTTTAGCAGTTATCTGTGTCTGTGCATTAGATGATAACGTGCTGATATGTTGAAACTCAGTACTTGTTACAGAACCATCTGCTATCTTTGTTGCATCAATAGCAGCACTTGAGGCGATACTGGCATTAACAACAGCATTGGCAGCTAAGGCAGCTGCGCCAACAGCATCATCCTGAAGTTTGCCGCTCGTCACGGCATCATCTGCAATGGCGGCTGTATCTACAGCATCATCGGCTAACTCACTGGCAGTAATAGCATTTGCCGCAATATCACCAGCTGCTATAGTATCTGTAGCAATATGTGTGGCCGTAATAGATGCGGTCGTGATACCCGTTGCTTTTATTTGACTTAATGCCATTTCTTTCTCCTATTAAGTGTTAGCAACACTTACAAAACTTGGGTCAGCAGGATGGTCTGGCGCTGTAGGCCAAGAGTCCGCATGACTACCTAACTCTGTCCACGATACTTTGTTTACTGTTGTATTAGTTGTGACATTAGGAGCAGCCCATGTAGTAACACCTTCTGAATCAGTTGTACCTGTCTTGCGTGTATATGTAACAGGGTGTGCTTCGTATGCCTGAATAGCAGCCATGTTTGCCAGAGCATTTACTGCTGTTTCTTTTGCATTGGCAACTGTCCTAACTGCTGTGCGATAAGTCGCCCAAGCACTAGGAACTGCTGTACCACCGTCTGCCGCACGAATACTCATCCAATCAGACTGTGCAAGAATTCCTGCAGCGATAGCATTTACTTCTGCCGCCATAGATTTTTTGATAGTAGCAACATCTTTATCAGTTGTTGCATATGTGCCAACTGCCTCTGCACCAGAAAGGTTCCAGGTTAGTGCACCTGTGTTTTTATATCGTGTGTCTACAGCAGTAATACTTGCTGGTTTAATACCAACGGCAGCCAACTCGGCCTTCGTCCATTGGGTGAAAATATTTCTGGGATGTTGTACCCCATTCAGTGTCAATCCTCTAGGTGTCTTGACTAAACCTACGTTATCAACGTACCACATTTTTTTCTCTCCTATGTTGTACCATGTTTATTTCGGATGCTTTGCTTTCACAGTAGCACGTTTACCAACTAACTCATTCCACTCTGTCGCATCACCAGCTTCTTTTTTGACCAACGCATCAAGCATATCACCAATTGACGGATATTCTAATACCCTTTTCTCGCGATAGGTACTTGGTGTTGGTATTAATCTTTCTATAGCCATTTACAAACTCCGTTATTTCTTACTATTTATACATTATGACCACAACATAGAAGCGCCATGTATTCTTGTTATTTTATTAGATGCTTGATTATGTGTGGTTATTTTATATCGCATATTTGTTGATGCTGACATTGTGAAATCTACTGAGCCTTCTAATATTCTTTTACCTGTTTCATAAGTACCTTTTGAACTCAAGGTTATCTGGTCGTAGTTAGAACCATTGTCCCGTGACACCCAACCCTTTATATCTGTGTTTATAGTAGTAGTGCCCGTTGCGGCCTCTTCAAAAATTATTAAGCGTCCTGTCGTTGGAGCTGCCACTGCTGTCTGTGTTGCGGATACAAGGGTTATATCTTGATAAGCAGTAAATGCACCATAATGTACGCCAATAAACCCAGAACCACCAGCACCACCAGCATAATTTACGTTGGGGTTTGGAGAGATATTGTAACCACCACCCCCACCACCAGATCCAGTATTGGCCGTAGCAGCTCCACCATTAGCAGTATTAGCACCGTTACCTCCACCGTGTTGTCCGGTTCCAGGACCTGCCCAAGAATAACCATCACCAGTAACAAAACCAGTACCGCCACCACCACCGAAATAACCAGAACTTACACCATAGGGAGAAAAGTTAGAAAACTGTCGTCCAGCACCACCATTTCCGTTACCACTAGAACCACCTGACCCAGCACCACCGGCTCCACCACCGCCACCATTTTTTCTATTCTGTGTAGGTGAACCTACAAAATAACCAGCACCACCATTATTACCGTAAACACTCGCACCACTAACAGCGGGCTGTCCTGCCAAACCACCAGGCCTTGGGTTTGTTCCAGACCCACCATATACTGAACCACCACCGGAGCCACCAACATTACCCCAATAATAACCACTTGTAGATGACCCGCCAGCATCTACAACAGACCCGCCGCCACCGCCACCAACTGCGGTCATTGCCGTATTACTTCCTTCATTATTTACATTGAATACGGAATTTGAACCATTAGTACCAGATACATCAGGAGCAGAACTTGCCGGCGCACCTGATCCGCCAGCACCAACAGTAACATCATAGACAACACCAGCAGTTACAGCATATGATGCATGATGAACGATACCACCAGCACCACCACCGGCACCACCTTTAAACCCACCACCGCCGCCACCAGCAACTACTAGAACCTCAACAGTTGTTGGTGCGGGGTCTGGAGCAGTCCATGTTCCTGAAGAATTTATAGCAGTTGTTGCAGCAGAAACAGCAAGAGAACCACTATAATACTCACCAGAACCATCTCTAGTTTCATTAGTAGAAGCTGAAGCATCTACACCAGAGGTATCTTGGAAGGCGTCTAAAAAACCATCCTTCATATCATATTTGGCAAACGAATTAGTTGTAGCTAATTTGAAATGTAACCTTTCAATATCTATAGTATTACTTGATATGTTAGGAAGACCAGAAGCATCGCTTGTAGTTAAATATTTTCCTACACCATAGTCAATATCTTTTAGATTGGCCATTGACTTATGCCCATGCTAAAGATACAGCCTGTGCCCGAGTTTCCTTTGATGCTGATTGGTTATGTGTAGTAACCTTATATCTCATAGTCGTGCCAGCAGGTTGTCCAGAAATATCTAAACCCCTATGTGTAAGTATTGAATGGCCACCAGTAGTACCGCCAGCAACCATAGTTGCTTGAGTATAAGTTGTTCCATTGTCCCTGGAGACCCAATATTTTAAATCGGTGTTGATTGTTGCTGTACCTATACCGTTAGTATATGTTGCAACAATATCAGCCGTGTCTGGTTGAGCTGCAGCAGTCACAGAATTAGAAGTTAGAGTTAAATTCTGATATGAAATGCCACTTATCTGTATTGTATGTGTGCCACCGGCACCACCAGCTTCACCCTCACCGTATGTACCAGAGGACTGACCCTGGTCACCTTTGGCCCCACCGGCTGCTGTAATTGATCCGTTGTTTGTCAAAGTTCCAGCATACGCCACCATGATAGCCCCGCCACCAGAACCCGACCCTGCAAAGTTTGAGTTGGCATCATGCCCTCTTGTACCCTTGGCTTCAATTGTTGCGCCAGAACCAATAGTTAAGTTACCACCGACAACTAGAATAATTAATCCGCCAACACCTTCATCACCACCGGGGTTTGGTGCAGGCCAACTTTGACCATTCGATACGTTTCTATCGTTATCACCGCCGGGGTTACCTGCTCCGCCACCACAATATCCAGCATATCCACCGTGATGTTTGTCGTTTGCATGACCACCCGCTCCACCATAATCGCCACCACTACAATTGGTACTCCCATTGCCAGGTCCGCCGGATCTGTTGTCGGAGCCCCATCCGCCACCTGTTCCAGCACCACCAGAAAAACAACCGCCGTCTCCGGCAGAATATGTTCCTTGTGCAGGAGCGGAAGCAGAATATCCACCACTACCTGTAGAGATTGTAGTCCCGCCAGTAGTTCCAGCAACACCAACAGTTGGATAGTTGTTAGCAGCTCTACTAGGTCCAGATGCACCCAGTTTACTAATGGTTAGAATTGTTCCATTTGAGGATAAGTTTGCTTGATTTGCTAATGCTGTTCTTACAGCTGTTCCAGCACCATTGAAACCTGTGCCATCATTTGTAAAAGTTTGAGATCCTCCAGAAGTAACAACACCAAATTGCAATCCTGCGGACCCAACTGCATTACTATCTCCACCACCAGATGTAGTTGGATTAGATGCTCCACCTCTAGCCGTCATACTTAACGCACCATTGATTACACAGTTTCCTTTTACATAAACAAACATACCCCTACAGGGTCTAACTGTTGTCAGTGTTACACTAGCATCTATAGTTAATGCGTTAAAGTTCATTACAACCATATCACCATCATAACTGCCACTTGTATTTAATACTGTGGCTTCATAACACTCAGAAGAATTTGGTACTCGGTCTCCATAACTGCTAGCGCCACCACCAGCCGACTTGTTTCCTACTGTTAAAACACTATCTAAATTTACAGATTCATTTGATTGTGTTGCACCACTTGTTCCTAATACAACATCACCTAAAGCACCAGTGCCTAGATAGTTTGGATCAACACCACCCGAAAAATAGTTACTCACAAAGTTTTCATTTGTAGAGTTACCTGCATCAATGCCTGTAGCATCTGCATAAGCATCTGAAAATCCATCTACCATATTAAACTTCGCTATACTGTCTGTCGCCTGCATCTTAAAGGCCAGTAGTGCGACATTATCAGCATTGTCGCTAACGCCTAGTGAAGTTCCGTCATCAGCATCAAGATATTTATTTTTAAGTGATTTTAATGTTGCCATATTAGTTCTCTGTTAATACCCAGCCGTGTGTGGAGTTGTAATATACAAGTCCGATAGCTGCACGAGCTGTTGCAATGGTCAAGTTTGCTGCAGAACCCTGTATCTTTTCAGAGTTTCTTGCAACAGTAATATTGTTTGATGCCGCTCCACCAGTAGCATCTATCAATCTAACTTCATCTCCTATAGTAGGGGAGGCTGGCAAAGTTGCTGTTACAGCAGAGCCTGTGTTAATCAAATAACCCTCACCCTTTACAGCAGTAAATGCAGATGTCTTTTCCGAATACTTAATGCCGCCACCAAAGTTAGCCTTTGTAACTTTCTTAAAAGCCGAAGCACTGTCATCATAAACTAAAATAACATCGGCATCGGCAACATCTGTTATTGCGGACTGACCAGTAAAAGTTGCTGTTGCTAATGTTACAGCACCAGTGTTGGCCAGAGTCGCATGACCTGATAGCGTGGCCGCAGTAAATCCTGTGCCATCACCTATAAGAAGTTGTGTGTCTGCAACTACTTTATTTGTTGGGGTTCCTGTAGAGTTAGCATCTCTAACTTTTACAGTATTGGCAGGCATAGCAGCACTATCTGATTCTAGGTCACTGTATGCTACTTTCTTTAGGGCAGATGCACTATCATCATACATCAAAAATACATCAGCTGCTGCTGGCGATGTACCTAATGCAGTTTGTCCTGTAACAACACCTGTAGCTATATTTTGAGAATCGTATGCACGACCCAAGAATATAATAAAGACATCTGAACCAGAAAGAGGTGCCGAAGTGAATACTATGTTGGCCCCTCCACCTGAAATGTTATATGCAGTCCCGGGTTGCTGTAAGACACCAGCCACTGATACCAGAATAGATGATTCTGATCCTACTACATAGTTTAATGCGAATGTACCGTCACTGCCGTTAGCAGTAATCAGTTGTTTTTCTAATCCGCCGTATTCTGGTGATCTACCTATATATGGCATTACTTATTCCTCTACGGTTTAGTGGGCCATGTAGCACCATCAACATGAGCTTTAGTTGTCTTACCGGAAGGCAAGTCTCGTAAAGCCTGGCGATATGTAGTCATGTCAGATGACATGGTTACATCAGACAGTGCATAAAAATCTGTTTCGGCTAATAGACGATCTCGGTCTTGTCTCATCCCAGCAAGCGACCGAGCGTTTTCTCCGGAGGCCCATGCAGCCTCTTCAGCGTCCCGAGCAGTTTCTTCTGCATCTGTCAATTGGACGGATACTCCATCCACCATTTTAAATCTAGGCATTTATATTTACTCCGTAATTGTTTATACTATTTATACTTGTTTTATTTTATTCCATACATCTTGATGGTGCCAGAATCAATATTACCACTCGACATTTTAAACTGAATTGCATTGATTGGTGTTGTGGTTGCAAAATAGCCTCCGGGCATATCGTCATCAGACCGGGCACCTGAAATATTGACGTTACCTCTCGCATAAAAATGCTTTACTAAATTACCATTAGACGGGTTAAACAGATGTAGTTCTCCAGAGCCACTTTCATCTGCCCCATTACCCATATAGTAAAAAATTTGCTGAAAACTAGTAGATGAATGTAAATCTAAACCACCTTGATACTGTAACCCTACATCACCATCATTTTCTTGATGGTATGCCATTAGAAATGTTGATGTCATTGAAACACCATAACTTGACCCACCATTAGTAGATGTTTGAAAAGTAAAATTAGCTTGGTCTGTTATGGCGTGTATGTTTATAAATTCAAACACATATTCATCATAGGTATTATCTATTAGTGTTGTAAAGCTAAGGCTAGCACTATTAGAAGCAGTTGCTGTTGCTAGCAATACTTGAGCTTCATCAAACGTAGAACTAACACTACTCAAAGCTCCAGAACCATTACTCGTAAATAAAGTATTTTCTGTTGGGTCTTGATATCTTACAATAACAATACCATTACCGCCAGCACCACTTGTTACGCCATTACCACCGGAAGGAATAGTAGGTCCATAAGCACCACCACCACCGCCGCCAGTTCCATGAATCGCTGGAAGAGCTTCATTATCAGCACTCTGAGGAGTATAACAAGAGCCTCGACCACCACCACCAACACCACCAGACCCTAGTACTGTAAC